TACTGGCATCATAGCTTTCGCTAACACCTGTAGTGCTATTACTAATTTTTCTGTCTAAGTGAGTTAAATAAGAAGCACTTGCGTCAGTAACAGCAGGTGATATATCCATTGTTTCTAAATAGACCCCATCACTTCTTTGATTTACGATATATAAAGTGTTTTCTATAAAATCTATATTTAATATTTTATCTGTAGAAGATGTACCAAATGTCCATTTATGCCATGCACTTTGTAATCTTTTCCCACCAGTAACATAATATTGGTGAACATATATTGCATTTTGTTCGTTAGAAGATAATGCCAACATAATGTTTTCATTAGTTGCAATAGCTAGTTTAAATACACCTGAAGGTATAAATCTAGGTACGTTACTTGTAATATCATCAGCACTTTTAGTATCTGTGTCTGACTTAACATAAAATTCTCTAAATCCTGTAAAACTTCCTTTATCAAATGCAAAGAAAACATTACTACCTGCACCTACTGGTTTTACTGAAGAAGATGCTTCAAATTCTGTTGATACATTTATAGATACATTTTCAGGTGTAATTGTTCCACCTGTACCTGCTAATATAAATTGTGTTTGGTCTGAAAATAAAAGTATTTCTTCATCAAACGATATTGCACTTCTAAGTATAGAAACTTTATTGTGAGTAGAAGCAACATCTATAACATCAGTCGCTAATACAGTAGTTACTGTTTCATTAAAAAAAGCAAAGTATTCTCCACTTCTAGACATAACTACATTTTCATCAGCTATAAAACCTAATCTATTTTTATGGAAAAACAGGTCGTTTATTTTTCTACCTATAAAACTAGGATTAGGAGAACTATCTATGTCTCCACAAATTCTTAAACCCCATGAAGGCACAGTATAATCTGTTCCTGATATTGTATAAGTAGAACCATCTACTTGTGAAAATCTAAAATTACCATCTGCTGTTCTAATTAAAACATGTGGCATAGTCGTATTATCTAATGTAGTTTTTGTGCTTGGTGCTACACTTTCTTGCCAAACATCACCACTACTATCATACTGCACATAATAATCGTCAAAACTATTTGTTGCATCACCTGTAATTTGAACAACCATGTTGTCTATTGCAGGAGAAGGTAAATCTACAAAATTTTGTACTGTATCTTTTATAATTTGTGAAGCATCATCACCATAACCATCACTAGCAGAAATACTTAAAGTTCCTGAAGATTTGATTATAGAAAAACTAGAATTTCCTAAATCTGCTAATGTGATACCAGAAATTGAACCAATCGCAGACTTAACTCCATCTCTGATTGACTGGGTGTTAGTATTAGAACTTGTAAAAGAAAAGGTAGAACCATCTATTGTTATCGAGTACGTTGTACCTGATACTCCCTGTAATACGGAATAGACAGCTTGTTCAACTTTAGCTGTGCTAGTCGTACCTGCCATTGCAGTTGTTGTTTGTTTATTTAAAATAAAAGTATAGTCAGCAACAGTCATTGCAACAAAATCACCTTTAGGGTCTGATGATGTTAAATAATTAGATGCACCTGTTTGCATCACAACTGTTTTTTCTACACCTGCTGTTGTATAAACTTTTATTGAACCACTTGTTAATTGAATTAAATATCTTTCTGTAGTGTCTCTATTAATTGTATGAATATAAGCATTGTTTGGTGTTGATGTGCCTAACTTTGCTAAATAATTTGTAGGTGGTCTTTTTTTCAATCCTTCTACGACTGATGAGAAACCATTTTCTTGCACTGTAGCTTGACTAGAAAGTCTTAATACTTCAGGTTGCTGTGAGATACCTTGTACTAAGTTTGGAATAGTTCTAGATACTAAAGCCATCTAGTACCACCAGTTCGATTTTTTTCTACTTACTGTATAAATTTGGTCAGGGCTATCAAATACACTATAGTCACCAGTAGATGCTTCTGCTTGTCTTAATATTACTAAAGATTTTTCTTCGTCTTCTACTGAAAATTTATGTAGTGTGTTTGCACCTAAAGTTCTGTCGTGAAATACTCTTGCACTTCTAATTGTAATATATCTTTTAGCTTGTTCAGGAATATCAGCAAAGTCTAATAGATATACAACTTTTACATCTTTTAAATCTTCTGTAAATGTTGAAGTGTTTGTAACTAGATTAAATAAGATGTTATCTCTTTGAACAATATCATAATCAGTTTTTGAATGAAGATATGGATTTAATTCTACTCTTAATACGTTTGTTGCTAAAGGTATTGTACTATTACCTGCATCTTTAGATAAAGTTACTTTAGGTTGCGTATTAAAATGCCAACCCATACTTTGTACTTCTCTGTTTATTTCATTTAGTACAGATTTAGCCATTGTTCCATCTACAGGTAAACTTCCTGTTAAAGTTGATAAAGGTGCTTCCCCTATCGTTGATAGAATTGTATTTACAGCTTCTAATTCTGTAGTTCTTGTTTGAATTGTCATTAAGGTAAAAAGCTATCGAGATATTCGTCTACTTTCTTTTTAAATTTTTTTATTAATTTACATAACCAACACATCATGTGGTTCTCCTATAAAGTTGTGGTGAGGGGTCAGTCTCCCTTCCCCTCACTCGGTCTTAATTACTAAGTATTAAGATGTTTTGATTGAAACACATGCCTCAGGTCTTAAAATACCTGAACCAATCGCCATTCTTGACGTAATTAATGAACCAATTCTTCTTGGGTCATAAGTTGTTTCAACTACTAAGTCTTTTAACTTAACAGTACCTATTGCTGATTTGTGGAATATTACAGCAACGTGATTACTTGCATCTACGTTGTAAGTATTATTCGCACCTGCTACAGCAGAGGAGTTGTCAGCAAAAGCAGTCACACAAGTGTTTGACTTAATTACTGGTACTCCACCTACAGATACAACAGTTCCTTTTCCAAAATCTCCGTTAAGAGAAGAAAAGTCTCTGTTTAAAAGTTTATCATTGTTTGCTAACTGATAATAAATATCAGGAGAAACAACACAAACTCTGTCTGTGTTAGGCACATCTTTTTCGTCTAACTTTTGAATACCTTCAAAGATAGAAGCGATTAAAGATGTTGCGTTAGTGTTAGCATCTGCGTCAGTTAGTTCAGTACCACCATTGCCACCTGTTATAGTAGCTGATGCTTGTGAACCTAGAACTGCTAATTGAAGTAGATTTTGGTCTACTGTTTTAGCTAGTGCCTGACCCATTTCTCTTGCGTAGATTGAACGTATATCATAATGATTTTTTAGTTCATCTAACTCTGCAACGAAAGATGATGCTAATAGCATATCATCAACATTGATGATTTTTTCGTTGTGTTTTATTGCGTCTCCAGTGATTTCTGCACCTACAGAGTGGTATCCACTTACTGTAGTTCCAGTCACAGGGAACGAACTTGATTTGCCGTTTGAGATTGTTCTGACGTTAGTCATTCCAAGCATTAGGTTTTCTCTTTGAAAACTAGCTAGAACTTCACCAGAATACAACTTCAAGAACAAATCATTTACACCAGTTCCAGTATTATTAACTAGACCCAGTCTTGATGGTGTTGCGTTTGACATATTAATGTCTCCCTATTTGTTAGTGTTATTGTTGAGATTAACCTTATTTACTTTTCAATTTAGAAAGTTATCTGACGTGTCAGGCAATCATCTGAATTTTAATAAGTCACCCCTCTTACAAGAGGTGGTGATTATATTTTCTTTAGTTGTCTTCTTTTGTGCTTATTAAGAGAAGAAGTTTTTAATCTACTTCTATTTTTTGATATACTTGTTTTCTTAAATCTTGCTCTAGTTTCATGTACTTCTTTTGAAAGAAAGTTAGACTTTTTCTTAGCCACTTTTCTTTTTCCACTTGTTTTTCATATCTTTGTATGCTTTCGCACTAACAGTGGATTTTTTCTTACTTCTAGAGATACCTAGTTTTTTTCTTCTATTTATATTTCTTACTAATGACATATTTATTTCCTTTTTATTAAGTCAGTTGCTTTTATTCCAAATATTGCTCCACACACTGAAACCCATAGTGCTTGAAACCAAAATGGAAGATTATTAAAATGGTCAAAGAATAGTTGTACTTTTTTGTGTATTTCAGGGTCATCACTAAATACAGACCAAGCTAATAAAATTATTGGTATAGATATTAAAACTAAAACAAATTCATCTTTAAAATCGCCTTTATGACTTTCTAATATTTTTCCACTATACTCAACTTCTCCTGTTGCCATTTTTTCAGCTTGAAGAAGTCTTGCTGTAGACATTGCTTGTTTAGTTTTTTGTTTATCTGTGTAAAGTTTTGCACCAGTTTTCACTGCCATGCCTAATAAATTAAACCACATTATGAGTTTCTACTCCTGTTATATTTTTTAGTAGTTATAGCTAAATTACTTCTAGAATTATTTTGAGGGTTGCCATCTTTATGGTGTACGTCTTTACCTTTAATACCAACCTTCTTCTTCATCATTCGTCTAGCAAGATTTCTACCTGCTCGGTTTTTCTTCTGCTTATCTTTTGAATGATAATTGTCATATTCTTTTCGGTAATTTCTAGCCATTAAAATACGGAACTATTTGCAAGTTTTCTTTCAACTTCTTTTCTATACATAGGGTCAGTTTCATATCTCTTGTCATTCATAGCTTCTGTTACTTGTGCAACTGAATTGAATTGTTCTGTAGAAATATTATTAACATCACCTTGAACCATTTCTTGTTGTTGTGATTGCGTAGTCATTCCTGCTTTAGTCATCAACCCTTGAACTGCCATTTTAATTTGTTCAGTAGTCCCTGTTTGAGTTAAGTCATTAAATGCAGTTTGTTCATTTTCAGATAAGTTTTTACCTGCCCAATCTATAAGCTGACCATATTGTTCTTTTCCACCTGCTACTGATTGTATGTCAGCAGTTTGCGTATCAGCTATTGCTTTTTGACCTGCAATGTATCCATCAACTAAGTCTTTTGATAAACCTTGTTTAGCTAATTCTTTATAACTATTTTCACCAAGTTCACCTTTTTCTGCATATTCTTCTGAATATTTATCTAAAGAATTTTGTTCTAATGGTAAATTTTCTTGTTTTGGAATAGCTACTTCATCAGCTTCTTCTTGAACTGGTTCTGCTTTTTTACCTGAAAATTGTTTCTCTAATTCTGAGTATGCTTTAGATAATTCTTCAGCATTCTTAAATTTTTCAGGCAACCAAGTTGGTCTTTGATTTTCTATATTTTGTACTTGTGTATCAGGTTCACTAGCAATTACTTTAGAACCATCTGTACTTTGTAAAGTATTAATATCAATACCTTGTTCGTTTAACTCTTTAACTTGTTCATCTACTGATTTCTCTGCTACAGCAGAATTTATTTCTACTTTTCCTGTTGTCATATTTATCCTTGTTGGTTAAGGACAAGTTCATCACCTTCAACATTTGCAGTGCCACCAGAGTTAGCGAATTGTTTGCCCATTTCTATTGCCACTCTAGGGTCAGTTGCAGTATTCTGCATCTGCTGTGCCATCTGTTGTTGTTGTGCTTGTTGCTCGTCTTGTTGAATTTGTTCAGTTGTTTTAATTAAACCTGAAGTATCAATTTGATTTGCTACTGCAAACTTCTTAATTGCATCATCAAGGTTTATATATTTTGCAAGAACGTCTGAACCTAATGTTCCTGCAAGGTCAGAAATAAATTGAAGTAATTTCAATCTATCTGATTGTCTACCTAATGCTTCCATTCCAACAATAATTTTAACTTTAACTATGTCTTTTGGTAAATCAGGTAGTAGTTTCTTCTGCCTTAACATAGCTAACTTAGTATTTATGTAAGGTAGTTGAAATTCTGTAGTTAATATTCCATAGACACCACCTAAGGCATCTTGTAATTCATTAGCTATTAATTGTACTTCTGTAGCTGTAACTCTTTCAGCTTGTCTTTGTACTGAAGCATTTAAAAGAAATGCAAATTGTAATCTTTGTTCTATTCTTTGCATTGTCTCCATAGCTACTCTAAAGTCTGCAAATTTGTTTGCTTGTAGTACAGATACATCTGTTGCTGACCCTTCAATAATTGCACCATTAGGTGCTTTAGCAATGCTAGAAGTTCTTGTTGTACCATTAGGTGCAACCATAAACAGCATTTTAGCTGATGCAGAACTTCCTTCTAAAATTGCTCTTGTTAATCCTTCTAAAGATTTAAGGTCACCAATAAAACTTTCAACATGACCTCTACCATAATTCATTCCATCAACTCTATTAAATCTTAATGCAATAAATGGTAAATTTTCTTCTGTATATTCTTTTGTATAAAGTACATGTCCTTTAACTTCTTGGTGTACCATATATTTTTTACCCATTTTTTTAATACAAGTAAATAAATCTAAAGTTTTATCTTGTTGGGTATCACCTTCTTTTCCAACAGCTTTCATAATATCTACTGGTAAAGTATCAGGCACTACACTTTCTTTAATTATAATTTTTAATACACGACCTTGTGGGTCTCTTTTAACTACATAGTTTTCTAACCTGTAAGTTCGTAGACCAGTGTCAGTTAAATGTAATAGAACATTGCCACAAACAATTAAATGTTTTAGTGCTTCGTATACAGCAACTCTATCGTTCTGTACTTCAATGTTATCCATAACTGATTTCTCAATTTTGGCTAAACCTTGTTCTATTACTTTTTTCTGTTGGGGGTCACCTTCAATAGATTTGTAAACTAATTCGTCTACATCAATTCTAAAAAATGGTGCTTGTGGTGGAAATAAAGCTAACATTAATTTTGATGCTAAATTCATAACACCTCTACTTCCTACAGACTGATATGGTGTACTATATTCTGTATTAGCATTGTTTCCTTTTGGTGGGTATAAGTGAGGAATAGTTAATTCTGCACTTTCTCTTGCTCTCTCTAAATATGTTTCTCTTTCAATCTCTAGCTTTTGGTACTGCCCTGACACTGAATTTTCTTTATAATTCTCAGGTTTTTCTTTTAATGTATAACTTGCCATTATTAGCTAGTTGGAAAGTTCAAACCACTTCCACCTGATAAAGGTATTCTTAACGAACCTCTGCCTGTTCTTTTTCTGCTGTAGTTTGAAGCTACAGTAGTATCTCTACTCGCATCTGTACTTGCTTCAGTTGGTGCTTTCTGCTTAGTTGTAGCATTAGACACTGAAGGTGTAGCAGGTGGTAAAGGTTCAGGTGCAGGGGGTGGACTTGGCATTCTTGGTGACATGCACATATTTTAGTTCTCCTCTTGTACTGATTTCTCTTTAATTAAATGATTAACGACACTTCTCTGACCTGCTTTAAACATGATTTGTTTTTCTGTTTCTTCAACAGTAGGACATTTGTCAGGAAATAATTCGTCTAGGTATGTAATGATTTCTTCACTTATTTTTGGTTTTTTTATCATTAGATACTCCTAAAGTGGTACTTAATTCATGTCTTTTGCTTGTAATGTGACCTGCAATAGCTGAATAGCCAGTCATATCAACAAAATCATCAATATTAAATGCACCACCCTGACTTCTAGCAATCTTTAATAAGACCATTAGATTTGCCACATCTTCAGGCAGTATATTAATATTTAATTTAGTTTTATTTTGTAAGTAGCCAGTCCATAGTCTGCTTATGTTTTCATGGTTTTCTACCATGTCTCCATTTTGTTTTGCTCTATCGGAACTAACTATTTTTTTTACTTTGTCCAGTATTTCTATACTTAGCATATTGGTAACTCCATAGTTTCGGTTTCTTAGTTTTGATATTGTATTCACCATTTCTTAATATTCTTGCCAATCTGCTTTGATGGTAAGCATCATCAACTGTATATTTATTACGTTGATATTCTTCTATGACAACTTTCCAGTTTTCTTCTAGAGACTTTTTAGCATCTAGTATTCTACTGGCTTTAACATGACCCACACCAACACAACCTTTATATCCGTCAGTTTGGTCACCTGTTAAAACTTGTGTACAAAAATTATAATCAGCTAATGTCTCATCAACTTTTTCTAATTGATTATCTAACATAGAGCAGTGAAATGCAGGTATTGTTCGCATGTCTTTATCACCACTAATAATTATAGCTTTGTCTTTAAATTCTCCTGTAGCTAATATTCCAATAGTATCATCAGCTTCTAAATTTTTAAAAACTTTACTTGGATAAGTTTTTACAACCCAATCTCTTAATGCTTTATAACAAACAGGTTTTCTAATATTTTTTCTATATGATTTATAGTCACTATCTATTTTTTTTCTAAAGTTCATACTATCACTCCACACATTTATGTATTGTGTTGAGTTTGTAAGTTTCATATAGAATTGAATAGCTTGAACATATAATTGTTTTGCTACTGCAAAGTCACAGTGTAATGTCCATTGGTCGTTACCCCAGTCAATAGGTTCTTCTAATTTAGAAGTAACCTTGTATGCTAGTAAGTCAGCATCAACCAACATGGTTTTCTTTTTATCTTTTAAAAAACTATTTAAAGTTTTCATAGTTTTATCTCCTTTAGTTTTAGTACGTTTGATTTTGGTATTACTGTTGAGTTACCACCCTCATTAATTGTGCCATCATCATTAAAGTTAAGGTCACTGACAAAAATAAATTTGCCTTTAGAATTATCTATTAGCCAACCCATAGTTATACAGATTGCTGTTTTAGATTTTTTAATTGCTGACAAGGATTGCCAACTGCTGTCACTGATTATATCTGACCACCAACATTTATAAAATTTATGTGGGAAGTCGTACTCATCAATGTCAGGTAATTTGATTTTAGTTTTTAATAATTTTTTCATTTTTTTATAAGGTTAAATAATCTCCTAAGGAGATAGCTTCGTAGAATTGATATAAGGGTGTAAATAATACCTATATTGGTTGCTTGACTTAGAGTTGGATAAAAACCAAACAACGGAAAAATAAGTAAGTTTGCAATTATAGAAATAACAAATCCGATACAAACATTTGTTAGACTTTCAATTAAACTAAATAATTTACTTTGCATTAGATTGCTAAATTAAGTAGTTCACATTTTGGTATGATGTGTCCTTTAGAAGTCCATCTATCCCCACCTGCTTTAATGGGAAATTTCTTCATTATTTTTTTAAGAAGTTTTGTTGGAATTAAAATCCAAATATCTTTTTTTCTTTCTTCAACAACAAGACAAATGGCATAATATTTAGAAGTGGTAACCATAATACCTGATGGCTTACCTCTACTTTCTATTTCAACATATACGTTGCCTGTACGTACAGTTAATCTATCTGCCTTACATTCAACTTGTCCTTCTATTGCTATTTGAAGTTCGTTTTCTTTACTCTGACCAAACTTTAGGTCAAGGTCAAACCTATTAGTGTGTTTCACTCCAGTTCTGTCCAACCTTCATCTCACCATCTAATTCTGTTTTAAAATTAAAATGGTCTTGCGTTTTTTTGAACATACCTTTTGCTACCTTCTTAAATTCTTCTAATCTTTTTGGAATAACTAAAAATTGCATTTCATCATGCACATGTAAAACCATTGCATAATCTTTACCCCACACAAAACCATGTCTATGTAGTTCTTCGTTTAATATGATTGTTCCTTGCTTTACTAATAAAGCACCACAACTTTGAATAAGTGTGTTTAAAACTGAATGTTCTGCTCTTGGAATTAATTTTCTACCATCTAGACCTTTTACAAAACCTGCCTGTCTAAATTTATTTTTAGCTGTAGTAGTTAAAGTTTTTAATGCAGGTAAAGACGTTTCAAATTTTTGTCTTACTCTTTTGGCTTCTGCATTATTGACTTCAAGGATTTGACTGAGTTTGTCATTTCCTGCTCCATAAATGAAAGCATATATAAAAGTTTTAGCTTTAGCACGTGTGGGTAATCCTGTAGCTTGTTGATTGATGGTATGTATATCATCTTCCAAAAGTTTTCGTGAAAAATCACCATTGTCATATATGTTGAGATAATGACCCAACACACGCAACTCCAGACCAGAAAAGTCAATGCCACACATAACCATATCGGAAGGAGCAGTAAATAAGGCACGAAATTCTTTACCAAATGGCGAACCACTACTAACGCATTGTGCAAGATTGGGGTGATGATGCGTACACCTGCCTGATAAAGCCCCATTGGTAATAATTTTTCCATAAATTTTTCCTTTTTTGTTTAATTTTAAGTATGCTTGTTCACCATCAGCTAACTGTCCTAATCTTTTTGTAATCATAAGATATTCTGCTAATAGTTTTGCTTCAGGATACGGAAGTGCTTTTAATATTTTTTCGTTCACTTCAGGTTTTCCTGTTGCTGTAAATGTTTTAGGCGACCACCCTAATACTTTTTGTAGTCTGTCTGCTATGTGGTCTCTACTATTTGGATTAAATATTTCAGTTTTGAATTGTTCAACAGGAACTCCTGCTTTTATTCCTCTTTTAATATTATCTCTTTTATATGTTTTGAAACCTGTAGATTTTTTCCATTCAGAAAAGACTAAAGATAGCTTGTCGCTAATCTCCAATCTTTTCTTTGTAAGGATTGAATGAAGGGTCTCAGCAGACCTCTCATCAAAATTAATACCTTGTTCTTCTTGCTTTTGTATCCAATAAGCAAACTTATGTTCTAAAGTAATTGCTTCTTCAGAATAATTAGTTCTTAATATTTCATTAAATAATAAATGTGTTACCTCTACATCACGTACACAGTAATCTAACATGTCTTGATTGTATTCATCAAATGTTGAATGTTCTTGATAATCACCTTTACGTAAACCAACTCGATAACCCCAACTTTCTAATGAATGTCTACCAAAAAGTTTAGGTGGCATTTGTTTATATTTGTAATCAAGTTCAAGTCTATTAGTCCATATTAATCTTGAACATAATAACGTATCAAATAACTTACCTTTAAAATTATAATTTAATACTTTTTTTAATGCTCGTATATCAAAGCCAGTAATATTATGTCCTATTAAAACTTCAGCTTTGTTTAGTAACTCTAGTGCATCATTTATAGTGTTAGGATTATATGTGTAGACTTCGTTAGTCGTTATATCCTTGCAAACTATACAATGAATTACTAAATTATCTTTGTCCAAGAAACCATTGGTTTCAAGGTCTAATATAAGTTTCATATTTATTGTACTAAGTGAACAGTAATTTTTTCAATTCGTGGTAAAAAAGGTTCTACTGATTTCAATGCTTTTGTAATAACTTTCCTAGCTTGTAAATCTCCACAAACTATTACTGGAAAAATATTGTCATGCCTTATTGATTGATAAATAGCAGTCATTATTGTTTTAAATGTTTCAAACGCTATTCGTTGTTGTTTACCTGATAATTTTAAATACTCAGGTTTATTAACTAAATAATTTAATATAAATTTAGTAAGCATTGCATCATTCATTTACTTCGTTTCCCCAAACTGTCCACCCTTTAGTTGTATTTCTAGCGAACAATTCTATTCTTGGAAGGTCTCCACAAAGTTCTACAATTCTATCTCTAACGCAATCGGGTTTTTTTGAATGGTGTTGAATTTTAGAATCTACTATTTGGTGTACTGATTTTGAAAATCTTTTTGGTTTTCCTTTTACTGCTATAAAACAACATTCGCTGTTTGCTCTTGTCCAATGACCCATACCCCAAAAATAACTATCAGCTTTTTTATTTCTCTTAACCCAAGTAAAAGCACACGATTTATACGTGAACCCCCACCTCTTTATTGCTTCTAAACCAATTAATAGTTTTGGGTAAGTTATCCATATAAATAAAACACAATTCTCATCTGCGATTTTATCTACTGGTAAATTATAAATATCTTCAGGTTTCATTGTTGGATATTTATTTGACCAATTTCTTTTTAAAAAACCACTATCGTATTTCCAAGCAGGGTCGCAGTAGATAATATTAAATTTACCTTTAGGAAAATTATTCATCAAAATTACTTTCAGATAAACGACCAGTATCTTTATTATAAATAAGACTTGTCGCTACACCTGTCTCTCCACTAAATCTATTTTTTAAAACTCTTACTATCATTATGTTGCTTTCAGTTTCAGATTGTTGGTCTCTTTCAAAACCTATTACTGCGTCTGATAACTGTGCAAGTGAATGTGAACCTCTTAAATGTGATAAAGATGTTTGTACACCTTCTTCATGTCCTAGATTGCCTGAAGGTCTTTTTAAATGTGATACTACAAACATTGCACATTTAACTTCTTCAACAAGTTTTCTTAACTCTGTCATTGTATTATCTATTAATCTTCTCTCATCTCCATCATGTAATCCTGAGATAACTATTGAGATGTGGTCTAAGATAATTACTTTGCAGTCTAATGATTGAACCATGTATCTTATTCGGTTCATTAAATCTTCACTGTCACTAGAACCAAAATGGTCATAGAAACAAATGTTGTCTTTTACTTTATCAAATTCTTCTAATAATTTTTCTTCACTAAATTTTTTTCTAACATCAGGATTATGTATTTGTGCATTTAATCCTACACTTACTATTCCTCTGATACTTCTTTTTACACTTTCTTCTAATGCAATGTAGCCAACCTTGTGACCTTTAAGAATACAGTCATAAGCAATCTCTCTACACATTTGAGATTTACCTGTTCCTGAACCACCACATAATAAATTTAGTTCACCAAATCTAATGCCTTGTAGTTTTTCATTTAATCCATTCCATTGATAAGGAATACTTTCTACTTCTTCATCATTTAATAGTAAGTCTTTAGTATCTGAACCTTGAATAATACCTTGTGGTGTATATGCTTTAGCTTCCCACATGGCATCTATAATTTTAGAACCTAATCCTTTTTGTAACAAATCACTTGCATCTTTTTCTTGTAGTTTTGCAATCTTAACTTTTCTTACTGGTAAAATATTTGCACACTCAATAGATGCTTTGTTTCCTGCTTCATCATTATCAAACATCAATACAATGTTTTCAAATTTAGATAACCATTCTAATTCTCTTTTAATATATTTCTTAGCACTTGCAGAACCACTAGGTACTGATACCACTGGATAACGATTGTTCTGCATTTGTGATACAGACATTGCGTCAAGTTCACCTTCTGTAATGATAATATTCTTACCACCATCTCTCCACAAGTGCTGACCAAAGAGGGAAATATTTGTGGTATCTCCAATCCATATAAACGACTTATCAGGAAACCTTAGATGCTGTGCTACTTTGTTGTAATCTTTGTCAAAGTAATTAGCGATATGGCAATTCTTACCATTGTATGTTCCAGTCTCATATTTAAAGACTTTACAAGTTTCACTGTTTAATTTTCTTTTAGGTAATGCTTCTGTTATTCCACTTATCATATTTATATTTTGTTTCGTTGTGGCAACTTTAGGAAGTTCGCCATGAGTTTTTTCGTAGTTGTGGCAACCAAAACAGTAGGTATGGTTTAGGTAGATAGCTAGGTTGTCTCGGCTACCACAATTTTCGCAAGGTGCATGTCTTATGAAAGTGCTAGAGTTCTCCTGCATCTTTCATTTCCTGTATGTCTCCATCAGTGACAGTGCTATCTGCGAATTTGTATCCTTTAATATCTTCGTTTAATAAATATTCTCTGATATTAAAGTTAGGACATGTTTTTCTTTCATCAAGTTCATAATGTCCTACAATTCTTGCTTCAGGGTATTTAATTACTAATTCTTCTAAAACTTTCTTTAAACTTTCCCATTGTTCTCCTGTAAAATTATCTTCAGGTTGTTGCCAATCTTCTTCTTTAGCACCACCCACTACACATACTGAAGTTGATATGTGATTATAATTTTTTACATGTGCTTGTAATTCGTCATCATCTCTGCCTTGTTCTACAGTGCCATCTCTTTTGATAACTCTTGCATATCCAATTTTTAACCAACCTCTTTCTCTGTGCCATCTATCTATTTCTTTAGCACCTATTTTTTGTGAAGGTCTTGTTTGTGAACAATGCACAACAATGTATTTAGTTTCTAGTCTTGCCATTTTTTTGAGTTTCCTTTATTTCGTTTAACCATTCGTCAGGTATTTCTTTTTTAGTTGATTGTACGCAGTGATATTTAAAGCCAAACATCTCACACCATTTGCCATAAGTTGTTTTGCTTTTCTTACCAATTTTGTTTTTTGAATTAGAAAAAATAAATCTAATATCCAATTTTGGATTTTGTGTTTTAATCAGCTTCATCTTTTTTCTGTCTGCTGAATTAAATGCACCTTTAGTTTCTATAATAATATTTGAATTTGAAACTGGAAAGTCAGGTGTATAAGTTCGTTTCTGTTCAGGGCTAGTAAAAGTTATTTTTAAACCTTCATAAACAAAAGAACATTTGTTTTTGTTTAAGCAGTTGTAGACAACTTCTTCTAACCCTGATTTGAGGAAAACAGATTTAGAAATCTGAACTCGTTTGAACTTCTGTCTGTACATCTGAGTTAGTTTCGGCTTTGTAGCCATCTTCTTTTTCAAAAGGTATATCTGATTTACCCTCTACAAGTTCTAAGACTTGGATTGCTTTCATTCTAGCTGTGATACCTGCTCCAAATGGTGCATAGTAAGGAACTAATTCGTAAGCAACTTTTATCTTAGACCCACCCCAAATTTGTTTAGTCATTGGGAATGGTTTCTTATCGGCATCAAGTATTTGTGGTCTTTGAGTAAAACTTTCTTTAGTTTTCTTATTGACCCCTGATGCTTTCAGTTTAAAGATGAAGAAAACATTGTTTCCTTCTACGTTGTATCTTGGGTGAGGTGCTTCTTTTACCTTTTTACCTTTATTGTCTGCAATCGCTTTTTTTAGACTGTCTGCCTGTGCATCATTAAATAATTTAATCATGTCGGTAGCATCTGATTTAGCGACTTTTAAGGTCACCTTATATTCACCTGCTTCGTTAAATTTAACGTCAGGTTTATTAAGATGAGGGTAGACTGCTTCACCCACAACACTAACGTGTGTTGTTAGTTTTTGCATAGATATTCTCCTATATGTTAGTCTATCTAATAGTGGCACTTAGTTGCACAGGTGCATGTATTTATATACAAAAAAACACAGATTGTTTCACTAAGTCTAAATTAAGGTCTCCCTTTTTAGGCATTTTAGGAAATTTCTTCTGATTTTTCTCAGATAACATTGCATACATTTCATCAGCAAAATTCTTCAATACATCTTTTTGATATATCTCACAAAATGCTTCTCTTAATGCTTTACCCATTAAATGACTGTCACTAGCCACACACCCAAAACTGTCATGAATCATACTAAAATTATCTACACCCAGTTCTTTAGCTTTTACTACAGCTAATTGTAAAACTGCTCCATCATTAGCATGTATAAAGTTAGGACATATACCTAGACTTGTAGCCCTTTTTGATATGTTAGGGGTATCATGTGCTACTGAAAGTTTAACAATACTATCACCCATTTGTGTCTTAACTCGTCTGCTTTCTTTTTCATAACAAAGCATTTGAATAGGTGCATTTAATGGTGAAGTCCAACTTACTGGTAAATTTTCTGATGCAACCAGTTTAGCTATATCTTTTAAGAACTTCATTATTTCTTTAGCACCAACAATTATCTCATTGATACTTTCCCACAATACAGGTGTTAGCCAGTTTGTTGCTTCAAAAATACCATCTTCTCTGTCTGATACTTTAAATATATCTATAGATACATTTCGTTCATTTAATTGTTTTTTCATGTGGTCTTCAATATATTTTCTGCATGAAAACTTTGTCAATGAATATGGTAAACACATCACTGGTTTCTTACATAGCTTCCTATCTATTCCATACTCTAACCACTTCTTAGCTAGTGGGTCATCTTTAATATCTCTAAGTTTCATAATTAGTTTTTGTGCAACTAAATTATAAACATCATTAGGTTTATTAGATGGAACTAAATTAGTAGCTTTACCACCAATAGGGTCTCTCATCATTGCTGAATAATGCTGTAGTCCTGAGTTAGAACAATCAGCTTGTATAGGCAATGTAGTTATAAACTCAGGTGAGTAATTGCTTTCTGCAAAATCTCTATATTCTATAGCCCATGCAAGAAAACAATATGGTTTATCTGCATCACACCACCATGTATTTTCTAGTGGATTGTTAGCTGACGCAATAATTTTTTTTGAATTATCTTGCACCCATTGTTCTCTAACTGGCAACTCCATTTTATCTACTTCACCATACAAGTTTGCACCTGCAATGTTGAATGTACTTACACTGTCGCCTTTACCCATTCGTTTACCAAATTTAAATTTAAGTAATGCTCTTGAATAATCGGCTGATTGTGGTGAAAGCAATGCAGGTTTAGGATAAATACGAAATCTAAAATCAAATTGATGTGGATAAAAGAAACCACCTTTATCTAACAACATACTTGCTTCTTCCATAATTAGTCTAACTTGAATAAATTTAGACATAGATTGACCTATAGCTTTATGTACTTGTTGTGCTTCTCGCTTCCATTTAATTAATGCTTCTTTGTTTGTTTTAATGTCAAATGGTTTAGGTGGTAACTCAGTTGATTGTGGATTGACTGGTAACTGACCTAAATTAAAATCATTATCCATACATGTTTTAATTAAATCATAAACAGGTTTATTAATAACCCATTCCGTTTCTTGTATAATATTTACACTGTCATAAACAACTGGCATCTCATGCACCTTGTTATTTAATTCTTCTAAATATCTTCTATTACTTGCTTTTACTAGATTGTAGTGCATGTGCTATCTCCTCAGGTTTGTTTTCAAAATTATGTTTCTTACCATAGTACCCACCAATAAAAGGTGAAGTCCATTTTCTAGGTGGCATAAGCATAGGTAAATACTTAGGAAACAGTGCTTCATTTTTAATATTAAAGTTTTTTATTTCTTTAATAATTTTTGGTGTTGGTTGTACGTATGTAATTGTCTTGGTTTTATTAAGTTTCATATTACCTACCTTAACAAGTCCTAAGAGTTCACATAAATGTATCATCTGAACACCTAAATGCAGTCTATGTTCTTTAGTCCAATCGTCAAATTGAAGTTCATGCCTATTCATACAATAGACCCAAACATTCTTTTTATACTGCCATCTATTAGTTTTCTGAGGTACGTTCTTACCTTCTAATCGTTTAGATACCTGCTCATATTCCTTCTTCTTTTGGTCTTTGAATAAGAGTATTCTAGCTTCAAGCATTAACGCATTGCCTATAATAATTGATAATTTATTAAGGGTGCAATCACTGGAAATACCATCAATTACATTCTTCAAAATAATCAATGAACAAGTGTCAAATATTGCCTGATTATTAGACATTTTTTTAGTGTCTTCATTAAAAGCACTTTTAGGTAAACACTGCACTATTTTTTTAACAGCAATATGGTGTGTTCCTACTTGTCCTGTATCTATTTTTTCTACCTTCAAATGGATTAAACTAGAGAGTTTATCTATGTATTTTTGTTGGTGAAATAGACCATACATGGTCGTACTTTCTTGCTTCTTAGCTTGTGCTTCGGTGACTAAATGTTTGTATCTATCAATACCACCTCTAATCATCTTTTCTTCAAATTCTATTTCTTCCTGTATTTTCTTTGTGTAGTCTTTTGTATCCTTAAATTTACCACCTACACCAACCTTAACTAATTCAGCTAACTGTTGTTGTAGTAAATTATCTTGTGTATTAGACATAATGTGAACATCTCCTTACTTTTTGTATGCACTTGTGCCTGTTGCACTGGTTCTGTTGCATTTGCCACGAAACCAATGCACAACTGCATATACTTGGTTTTTAAAAAAAGGTGTTGCTATTAAAGAACAATACTACAGCAGTGCATATAAATTTTATGGAAGTAGTTTCTAAGACCATTATCACTGTATCCTAAGACCAGTTTTCCTTTAATAAGTCTTTTATTATTTACTTCCTTTTTAATGCAATGCAACATTCCACTCATAATGCAACACCTTGTGCAACTAAATTAACCCAATAATTGCTTTTGGTGGGCGAGAAAGGACTTGAACCTTCACTTCTCTCGAAATCAGTTTCTAAGACTGACGTGTCTGCCAATTTCACCACTCGCCCAACTTTTGAAATTTAATTAGCAGTGTTCATTTATTTAATCAACCCTTTAGAGTTATGACCAATTAAAGAAACAATGTTACTATCATTAATACTATTTACAGCTTCCCTTAATGCTTGGGGTGTTTCTTGTGCGTAGTATTTTAATACAGTTTCAATGCTTATCCCTGCAAGTTTAGATATAACTTTTACAGGTGTTTTTGTTTCGCATAATCTTGTTATAAATGTGTGCTTTGTAGCATAAGGTGTAAAATTTTTTATCTCTAATAACTTTCCATATTTTTCAAAAAAAGTTCTCATACTTCTTACAGTTACATTCGGAAATAATTTTCTAGATTTATGTGCTATTGCAGTTTCTCTATACTTAACAGCAATGTTATAGGCAGTATTATTTAAAGGTAAATCACCTGACCATTGTTGTGTTTTGTGCCGAAAAAAATTAATAGTTTTATGTTTATAATCAATGCAATCAATGTTGTATTGTGGGTCAAAAAATTCAAATTGCAATCTTGCACCCAAACCATTTATTAAAAATTGCATTGCATCAGCATGTTCTTCATCATTGTTAGCATAAGCTAATTCCATAATTCTAGCTTCGTCTTCTCTGCTAATTGGTTTCTTGCTTTTACTTTCTATGACATGCAAATTACTCCAACCCATATCTCTAACTCTTACATCAGGATTAAGTAACTTAGATTGTTCTAACATACGTTTAGATATAGCTTCTCTAAAAGTTTCTCTTAATACAGAAAGTCTATGATTAGTTGTCCTGTTATTAAAAGTTGCTAGATTGTTTGTTGGTCGTTCTTCAATAGTCTTCTTCATGTAATTTACAAAGCCATTGTAGTGTGCATCAGTTTGCATTTCTGCCAATGTAATTGTCGGTGGAAAATAATTTAATATGTCTCTGATATATATTTTTATATTAGTTACATTGTTTCCATTCTCCCATTGCTTTTTAAATGTCATATCTAAACATTCTTTTAATGTACCTTTAGTAATGGATTTTTTGCCTTGTTTACGACTATGATAATTAGCAGGAACTAATGCTTCATTATGTTTTTCTTTTAGCTTTATAGCTTCTGCAAGTGCCTTCTTAAAAGATGTATCACTTGTATCATTTAGTTTAATAGTATCATACGCACTATCTTTTACTTGGTTGCCATCTACTATCATCTTTTTTCTTGTATGCACTTCCAATGTATTACCTCTCATTCGAATACCTGAGTGCAATTTTAGTATGGCTTCTCGACTTATATTACTCATTTAACTCCTAACTCGCAGTCATTAATTTATTACTACTAAAGACTGTCGGTATAGTTTCCTGCGTTGAACCTAAAAAGAACTTTTGTAGTTTTTTACCTTCACTTGTTAATTCAACATACGTATATCTCTTATCTTCTGCGAATGGATTATCAGTATATTTAATTAAATTTAGTGTCTCATGTAGATATGTCAGTGTTCTACTTAATGAAGACTGATTAATACCTTTACCTAAAATATTATTAAAATGATAAGAAATACTTTCAGTAGACATTTCGTTATCTTTTAAAATTAATATTATTTGTAACACTGCAATGTAATGATTTGGTACACCATTAGTATGTAGTGTCTTGCCTTTTTTCTGCTCCACCTTCTTAATGTAATTTAAGAAGTGTTGTGTGAACATTAAACTAAAGACTGCTTTTTTGTATTGGTCTTTCATACTTCCTCTCTCTACTTTCTAATTTTATAATGTTAGCAGAGGTATGAGTTTCTGTAGTTACTTTAGCTAGTGCTATTGCAACATTAGTTTGAAACTCAGGTTCAGTAATTTCTACGTCTCTAACATCAAGATATTTAATGAGTTTATCAAAGCTATATCTGATACACACACCACCTATTTTTAATGCTCTTGATTTTTCGTAGTCGTTACTGACAAGGGTTTTCTTTGTAATGAAAGGTAAATTTTTTGTATTTTTTAAAGTCTTAACTTCATAACTGAAGTCATCAACACGTCTTAAAAAAGACCGACATCTGACTTTGTGAACTACCTTACATACTACCATTGCTACTACCATTATTATTTTATTTATTATTTTATTCATCTTAACTATATTCCTTACTTGCACAAGTGTTTATTATTAATGTGAGACACTTTCGAAAAAATAGATAATCAATATTGTGCTAATCAACCCTACCTAGATTTTGTGCCTGTGTATCTATAATAGCACATCATATTGATATACCAATAGAACAACTATAGAACATTGTAATTTAATTACTTGGGTATAAAACTGTATATACCTAGTAAAGCAAATCTTCAATGGTCTCAGTGACAACTACAATACTGTACTCTTTTACGTCAGTTTTGTTATTATTAAGTGTTTTCTCAGCACTCAATAATGCCTTACCTAAATGATTGAACATTTTAGGTGACGTAGCAGTTTCCAGTATTGGTATTTCACCTTCAACTATGCTTACTTCTGCCATGTTGTTTCCTTACGTTAGAACAGCTAAAAAGCTGTCTTCTTGGGTTTGGAAATGGAATTATTTTAGCAGTAGGTTTTAAGCTATTTCTAACTCTAGCCACTACTTTCAACAACTCGTCAGTAAGAATGTCATGTGGTTTAAATAAAAGTAATTGTTTTGCCATTATTTATTACTCCTATTTCTCCACATATTTACTGGGTCTAAGCCAAAATCAGCATCTACTACGTTGTTTCTCTTTAATTTATATGGATTTTTACTATCACTTGGGTCTAATACTCTATTTGTATGCTGTAATAACTTAATTAAGTAATATACAGCTTCTACTAATCTTGTTACTTCAACTCGTATCAAGTTTAGTTGTGTTGCTATTTTAAACATATTCACTCCTTACAGTTAATGTTTCCTGATAAATGAGAACTTTTCTCGCAAATCAGTTAAACAAATCATTAACGATTTTTAAATAGAATGCAACCCATAAATGAGAATACTTTATAATAAATGAAATATTAACTTGATATATGATTTAATGTATATTAAATTATTTTTTATAGGTAGATATATGGTAAATAATAAATTCTTTGATTATATGAATAATAATAAAACACCACAGACTTTGTCTGATTTAGCACATTATATTGATATACTTATTAAAGAACACTCAACTAAAGATATTATTGATAAATCAGGTATAGATAAGAATGTATTATATCGTCTACAGAATAAACAGAATGTAACTGTAGAAAATTATTTAAAAATTCGTAATGCTTTTCCGAATGCCTTTAGACCTGAACCTCAACCTGATGTTTCTGATTTACCTATACTTGGTCAAATCATTAACGAAAGTAAAATACAAGTTTTAAACCCTTCTCAACCTACATCACTTAAAGTTCCAACTGAACTTATTAATGGGTGGCAACCTGTGTTTGGTTATTATTATAGTGATAAAAGTCATTATGATGGTTGTGTTCACGTTTTTACTTCAAAAAATATTAATAGTGGAACAATAAATCAACAATGTCATAATAGATTAGTTATGATTTATCCTAAAGACCAATCTCCAATTTATGCTTATTGTCATAGAATAAAAGATACGTATAAATTTTTTCACTCAATCACTAAAGAAGAATTGTTTTCTTGTGCATTTAAAAATAATATAAGATGGTCTAAGTTTGTTGCAGTTCTACCTTTTAATCTTATGGAATTTTCTCAACCTACAGAAAATGAAACAGTGCCAATGTAAGGCATAATGTATCTACACCCACCCTCTATAAAAACAAAGTGACAATGTACTATCATCAATAATAAAAGTGACAATGTACTATCATTAAAATTTATAAAAATACAAAAAACCCTGCTAAAAATATAACAGGGTTTTAAGTTTTATTTTTTTACCTATGCTACTTTTTTGAGTGCCTTAGGTTGCAACTCATTTAAGTATATAAGTGATTTATTAGCTAACCCACTAGCATTCATTAGTGCTGTAGGTTTATCCTTTAAGCATCTTATCCATGATTTTAAATACTTAGCATGGTCTACACGTGGTGTTGCACTAATGCCTAGTTGATTGCATAGGAATGCACTACCCATTTCAGCAACTAATTCTTCGAATGCGTAGTCAGTTGAACCCTTCCAACCACTCATTTTCCTGTCACATCTAGTTGCGTCACCTGTCCAGTGTGTTAGTTCATGGAATAAAGTTCCGTAATATCCATCAGTTGCACTGGCATTCTTTGTATGTATAAAGTTAGTTTTATCAGGCATGAATATCACGTCCTGAGATGGTACGTAATATGCGTTACCACCATCAATATGGTTGATAATTGCACCTGTATTTTTAACGTAACTTTCAGCAACTTCAGACACTTCAACTTCACTTTTTTGTTGTGGGTTGTCTACATTGTCCCATCTAGACACGTTGCCTTCAACGTCTTCAATATTAAACACATTGAAAGTTGAAAAGAATTTATAGTGTCTAGTTGCTGTTTCAGTTCCATTAGGTGTTTCTACTTCTACATCTTTAGAACCAATTATAGGTTTTAAAAGCTGTACAGACTTTGAACCCTTCTTAACCTGACAACCTTTATTTTTCCATTGCAAATAAGTTCCGTAAACTTTACGCTCTTTAGGTTCACCCAAAAAACCTTCTGCAATCATAGACAACCAAAATAAATTCATTCCTGAATAATTGTGTCCGTCTACATTTTGAAAAGCTTTATTAGTCCACCCCTTCAACCACTTGCCACCATCGTCACTTTCCATCTGTTTTATTAGATGTTCAGTAACATGTTTTACTATTTCATTTGCTTTTTTCATATCTACCTACCTATTTTATTTATTAACGATTGCACCAGTGTATTATATTAGTGCATGTATAATATAAGTCAAATTGTCGCAGGTAGGTAAACTATAGGCACAAAAAAAGCCCTCTAAAAGTTTAATTTTAAAGGGCTTAATTTTGTTTAATTAATTTAATGCTTCAGTAACTTTTTTAAAATTATCTTTAACGCATGAATTATAATATTTGCTTCTACTCATTTTTTGACCATTATAAAAAAACTGAACTTCAAATTTAAATTCTTTAAAATCTGTTTTTTCTTCGTTGAATATTTCATAGGCTAACCCTTCATATCTATGTTTTAACCCTGCACAATAATCAGGATATTTTAAATAACTAGGAATAGTAAAATTAATTCCTAAGTCTTTATTGCTTATTATTTTAATAATATCTGCCAGTGTATTCCACTCAAATTCATAGCACAAAGCCACAACTCCAGTTTTTCTGCCAGTTGATTTCTCAATTATTAGTTTTTTCTTATTCATGTTTATCTACCTTCCTATTTATATTTATTAATGCACCACTGTACGATATTAGTGCAACCAGTGTCAATGGTTAGAAAACAGATAATGTAAAACATGGACGCAAATTAAAAAAACAGCTTAGAACCATTCTAAAGTAGAAAATACTATAAAAATTGGTGTCATTGGTTGCTATAACCAGTGTTTATTGTTGTAGAATATAAATAATAGTTATTTTTTGTGCTACAGACGTTGCATTATAATAAATATACCACCCCTTATTGTGACATTTTTACCACACCCATACGGGGACAAAAAAAATTTGGGCATATACGTGAGGTTGTCACATTTTTATGCCAAATTATTCTTGTGGGTGCAACAAGTCTTCTACTCTATCAATCATTGAGTAATCAACTGCGTAGTCTAAAAACTCTTGGCAGAACTTTAAGATAAACTTCTTGCCTTCTATTTGGTCTTCTTTTGGATTTAAGGGCTTTTTGTCTGCTCTATAAGTATACCCCAAGCCAGTCTTCTTGTTTAAATACTTGATACCATCAGCTATTTCTTTAGCTACCTTCTTGTCACCCTTAGTTTTACATAAGGCTTTAAGATATAATAGTTTATCATTATGGTTCATGTTATTTAGTTATCTCTATTAGTCACACTATATTCATCATCAGTTCCTATATTGCATACATGAACCTGATTACACTTATTATTAAACTAATAGTTATCTAATAGTTCTAATTCTCTAATAGTGGCACTTAGATATGTCTTATATCTTTATCCAAGTATTGTCTTTATTAGGTCTTCCAAAGAATTGGTCTAATTCTTGGTTAAATAGTTCTTCTTTCCTTGTCTTTACTGACATATCTTGGTCTTTTGATAATTGTAATATCCAGTAATAACAAGCCATCTGTAAGGCATCTATTCGGTCATCTTGCGATAACGTATTAGCACCCTTCTGTAACCTACTTATTTGATACATCAGTTGATACCTTAATGCTGTTTCAGGTGGATATAGGTTATTAGTACCCTCATAGTCCTCTCTTATAGCATTAGCATCAAATACTATTCTATGCTGTGCAAATAGAGGTTCTAGGGTGTCTAGTATCCTTCTATGCTTATTAGAGGTCTGTCTGACCATCTCTGTCGTACAGGGATACTCTTTTGTCAGATAAGGTTTAAGTAGTGCTTCAAACATACCTTGACCAAAGTTTTCTTCAATAAGTATCTTTTTAACTTCATGCTTCTTAGCAATGCCTACAAGTTTATTTAAGACATGCTCAGAATAACCTGAGTTAAAACCACCTGTTGCAACTACATAAATATTACCATTTAATATCTTAGTTACACAATAAGCTGTTTCATCTTTACCTTTACCTGAAGGGTCAATAGACATTACACAACCAGTGTAGTCTATCCAGTCTCCTTGTGTCTGCATGGGTCTGAAATATGCGTCTCCTTGTAAACCTACATTAGGTAAGTCATTCCACTGTAATTCAGGAGAACTAGCCCATACGACCTTCTCAGGGGCAGTAGTGGGGTTTAAATTCAATACTATTAAGTCTTTTAGTTTAAGTGGGTATCTGTCTAAATCACTTAAAGTAGTATCTAATTGAAACTGCATGTTAAAGCCAATACGACCATAACTAGCTTCTCTTTCTAATAAATCTTTTTCATCAAATCTTTGTGGGTCAGTTGCTTTCCCTACAAGTTCATGCTCCCAAGTATTTGCAATAATGGGTGCAAGATTAGAAGCATACGATTTTAGTTGCTTCTCTGATGGATACCTTGCTGTCCAATATCTAATTTTATAACCTCTCTCTTGCAACTTGTTATAAATAGACTGTTCTGTTTGAGGTGTCCCTAAGAATATAGTTCTAGAACCTTCAGGTTTTACAATAGCTTCAAATTCTTTAATGGCTTCAGATAACTTGTCTCTCATAAACTGAGTTTGAGTATTCCCTGAAGTTTCTATATCATCTGCAATAATTAAGTCTGCTCTACTTCCAGTTAGCTGAGAAGTTATACCTAAAGATTTAACTGAAGGTTGGTGACTTGCTAATGCAGGTGCAACATCAAAACTTATCTTAGATTGTCGTTGGTCACCTTTTGGTTTTAGATGCTGTAGTATAGGCATCTCAGATAGCAGTCTTAAACAAAACGTACTAAAGTCATCTGCTCTATTTTTAGAAGCAGACACAACCAATATATTTATTTGTGGGTCAAGAAGTAATCTCCATAAGACATAAGTTGAAGTAATCCAACTTTTGCCTACCCCTCTAAAAGCACTGATAATTGTACGTTTATCGCCATTAGCAATATAGTCAGCGATTGAATATTGCATGGTAGAAGGTGCAGGAAGTCTTAAATGCTTCCATGCTAAGTAGAGAAAATTCCTGAAGTCTTTCAGTTTTTCGTGCATAAACTTATATTAATTATTCTTAACTAATTTCTTTTCAGCAAATGGTAGTTCATTCATTAATTGACCTAGTGGATTATCGTTTGTAGGTAATCCATCAATACCATTGTCTTTTAGAAACTGTCTAGCAACATTAAGGTCACTAGCTTTTACATCTTCATCTTTTACTTTTTTTAATAGCTGTTCTGCTAGTATCGAATGAAGTTGTAGTAATTTATCTTTGCTCATCTATATCCTAATATCCATAGAATTATCTTTTCTATAAAATCTATTATTTTTTTCATTAGTCTAATATTATTTTTTTAATTGATTTAGAACCGTCTATATTTACTTCTAGTTCCATTTTTGCTGACAAACATTTATATGAAGTTGATGCTTGTATTTCTCTTTCAGCAACTCTACGTCTCTTTAAACAGGTTGCCATACTGTCTTGTATTCGGTGTTCTTTTATTTCACCATTTACAAAAAGTAATAAAGCTACTGCTGTTTCAATCATTAGTGTCCGTTCCCATTTTTTCTAACTTTGTCTTTAAGATTTTCTACATCAGCTAGTGTTTTCTCTAACTGTTGTTTTAAAAATTCTATATTAACTTTGTTAGTCATATTCTGTTCTTGGTTTTTAATTAATTTTTCTACATCTTCAAACAAACTTTCAATTAACATAAACTGTTCTTGGTCAACTGGCTTCTGATGGCTTTTTTTAAGTAAGTCTGCTTGGAATAATTCTCTTGAAGTTTCTAATGAAGTTAATCTTGCAGTTACTTCTGTATAAGCAAAAACACCCATAGCTACTGCAACTACAATACCAACCATATTTTTAACTGGCATAGCAACATTAGTATTTTCAGATATTTTCACCTTTTACTCCTCTACATTCAAATTTTACTATAAATTTATTTTTTTCTATTACATCAACACCAAGTTTTTGAATTGAACTATATGCTCTGATATAACCATCACTTAGACAGTCATAATATTTTGGATACTCTACAGGTGAAATTTTTTCTTCAATACAAGTTTGTCCACTTATGCAAAGATACATAACTAGGATATATTTCATCTTAACTGAAAAAATCCTATTATTCCTGCAATAACTGTTCCTAAAAAGACTAATACACTAATTGCACCTTTACCTTTACTAACTTCAGTTCTTAAAGATTTAACTTCTTTAGATAATTCTTTAATACTGTCTTGGATATTCTTCATTCTTTCAGCACATAATTTTTCGTGACTAGAAAGTCTTACCCCAGTTGCTATTTCAGCATACTTTTTAGGGGTCATTTTTTTAGCCATTAGTATTGTAGTGAAACACCTCTTATTCTTGCTTCTTTAGAACCACTTGATTGATTTGCAAAAGATATTTTGTATTTTAAAGACGTGCCTGCTGTAACAGACAAGTCATTTACTTTAGCCATCTTAATTCCAGTAGCAAAGTCTGGCATAGCTGTAAGTGTAGCAGTAGTAAAATTAGAACCACCATCTGCTGATAATTGTAAAACTATATCTGTATTTAATG